TTCAGCGACTAACTGAATTAAAGCTACCTAAAAGCCTTAACGATCGTAACGAGTTAGATGGCATTTACACTAACACCTATTTCGAGTGCGAAAGTTTAACAGATGAGGAGATAGAGATTTCGTTATGTTTTAACGATTTAGATGTATGGTTTGATTACGTTGTAGAACGTGATGCAGTTGTTGAGTATTTTTACACCACCAATTCGCAATACGAGGCGTTAGTAGATATGGACTATTTAGCCACGAAACAAGCGTGGGTAGGCTACGAGGAAATTGAGTTGGATTATGAGCAGATATTCGACTACTTAGTTAGAACTGGCGAGATTGCTAATTACTTACAATATCAAATTGAGGAATGAGAATAAGAAGCACAGTAAAGCCCGATATTCAGTTAAGCTTTAACGACTGGATCAAATACATTAGAGAAGAATTAAAAAAGAACTACACTAAAAAATAAGACAATGAGCAAATTACCAAAAATTCAAGACCTTTATTTAGACAAAGAACAAGCGCATAAAAATGATGCACTCCAAACTTTATTAAACTCACAACCCAAAGAAGAATGGGTAAAATTGCATCCTTACATAAAGGGGTATAGATATTTACCAATAGATAAAATTGAGTTTCTTCTTCAAAAGATATTTAAGAAATACCGCATAGAGATACTGCGAGAGGGCGTAAGTTTTAACGGAGTTTATGTAGTAGTGCGAGTGCATTATTTAAACCCAGTAACAAACGAAATGGAGTTTCACGATGGAATAGGTGCGAGTCAATTACAAACATCAAGAGGAACTACTCCAGCGCAATTAGAGAATATAAACAATGGCGCATTGTCAATGGCTTACCCAATGGCAAAGACAATAGCTATTAAGGATGCGTGTGACCATTTTGGCAATTTGTTTGGCGCTAATTTAAACCGAAAGGATACGCTTAACTATTCTATTGACGAAACGCTAAAATCAAAAGATTGGAAAGCAGAATTAGAAGCAGAAAACTCAATTACTGGCTTAAACGAAATATGGCGTGAAATGTCGGAAAATGAGCAGGTAAGGTATAAGCTATTGTATACTGAAAAATTAAATGAGTGCGGATTGTCTTAAATTTAAAAAAATATTATTAACTTAGCGTAAACAAAAACAAAAAACAATGGATTTTAGTAACTACATTTTTCGCAGTCATATGGTCGGTAGCATTATATCTGTTCCGAAGCCATTAACACCTAACCAAGCAGAAACATTAGCAGACTATCGCAAACGCCAAGCTGGAGAGGGCAGACCATTAACAGACAATCAAATTAAAACTTGGCATAGTCTTGAGCATAAGCACAACGAAAGCCAAACGTATAAACTAACCGACACCGCTAAACGTATCTGCACCGATTTAGTTTTTGAGGCTCGTACTGGTCGCAAATCAAAACTTGAAACCAAGTACTTTGACAAGGGCATTGAAAAGGAAAAAGATGCACGAGATTTGGTTAGCGAGGTATTAGGCAGACCATTCACAAAAGACGATGAGCGCAGAACTAATCAATGGGTAACTGGTAAGCGTGACATCCAAGACGATAACGTGATTATAGACATTAAGACGTCGTGGAGTTTTGAGTCATTCAACAAGCACTTACTTGATACACCTAACGAGGTTTATTTACGCCAGTTAGATAGTTATATGGACTTATGGTGCATAAAAGATAGCTTACTTTGCCACGTTCTTGTTGATACACCAGCAAAGCTAATAGATGACGAGATACGCAGACTTGACTGGAAATACAATATCACAGATATGAACGGAGATGTGCGCGATGAGTTTATAGCTGATGTGGTGGAGTTGGTTTGTAACCATATCTTTACTCGCAAAGGACTTGAGGAATACTGCCTACAATCGTCTAACGTACATTTAGAGTGGTTTGCAGACTTTAACGAGATACCAGTTGCCGAGAGGCTGCATATGATACCTCATTCATTTGATAAGGTACGCATCCAGCAACGAAACGAGTGCATCACATTGGCGAGGGAGTATATGAACACAATTAAACCAATCAATAATATTATTAAACTTTAAAAAACAAAACAATGACAAGAGCAAAAACCGAAGCTTTTATTCAAGGCATCACAGATGGCACATTTCAAGGAGATGCAGCCACGATTTACAACCTTATTCGAGATAACCACGTTATGACATTACCCGAAATTTCAGTAATTTTGGACAAATCACTAAACCAGTTTAGCGGTAGAATTTCGGAGTTACTGGATGCAGGGTTAATTAAAGAGATGAAAGGCGATAAATACAGTCTATTCCGAATAACACAAAGCGAACAAGAACGCTATGAATGCGCAAAGATGCGACACGATGAAAAGATTGAAAAGCTACGCAAAAAGGCTGATGAGTTAGGTTATTTTTTAGTGAAAAAAATGTGGTAAAATGGAAGCAGGAAGTATGGTAAAAGTATATTTAGGGAACGTGGCTTGTTGCTATGGCATAGCTACTGGCAGAGCAAAGAAAATGAACGGAGTTACGATTTATGAGTTACAAGAATGTGAACCGTTTGACACTTGGGATGCTGACTATTTTCGAGATGCTACGGATGTATCATTTAATATTAAGTTTGCCAAAGAAATTAAGACCTATAACAACGGGAAAAGGGTATATTTGAATACTGGAACATTCAATTACTACAAGATGAAAAAAGAGTGTTTTAAGTACGAACAAAAAACACTCTTTTAATAAAAAAAGTATTAAATTAGCATAAACAAAAAACAATGACATACGAACAATTAATTATGTCCAAAACTCACACTACTGGAGATTTTGGATTTGACGCAAATTTTTATCCTAACATTGCGTTTGACTTTCAAAAACACATTATTGATTTAGCTATTAAAAAAGGTCGTAAGGCGGTATTTGCTGATACTGGATTAGGTAAGACATTAATACAACTATCTTTAGCTCAAAACGTAGTTTTAAAAACAAATAAAAGAGTTTTAATTCTAACACCTTTAGCAGTTGGTTTTCAGTTTTTAAAAGAAGCTGAAAAGATTGGAGTTCCAGACGTTTACCAAACTATCAAAGGGGAATTAAAAGGTAAAATAATTATTTGCAATTATGAAAGATTACATTTTTTAGAGCCGAAAGATTTTGAGTGCGTAATATGTGATGAAAGTAGTATATTGAAAAATTCAAAAGGTGCTATGCGTGATATGGTTACCAAGTTTATGAAGAAAATGCCTTACAGATTTTTAAGCACAGCAACTCCATCGCCAAACGATTTTATAGAACTTGGCACAAGTAGTGAAGCGCTTGGGTATATGGGTTATATGGATATGCTGGGTAAGTTTTTTAAAAGCAATCAAAACTCTGTAGATTCAAACAATAGAAACATAGGAAGTAAATTTTATCTTAAACCACATGCAGAAAATGATTTTTTTGCATGGGTTAATCAATGGGCAATTATGGTAAAAATGCCTAGCGATTTGGGATTTAGCGATAAAGGTTATATTTTGCCTAAACTTACGGTAAACTCTTACATGGTTAAAAACCAATCTTTAATAGATGTTAATGGTCAAGTACAAATGTTTACACCAATAGCAAAGACAATGACAGAGGTAAGACATGAGCAAAAAGAAACAGAACAATCAAGATGCGAAAAAGCCGTAGAACTTGCAAAAGGTAAAACATCTGTATATTGGTGTAATACAAACAACGAAAGCAAAATTTTAAAAACATTAGATAGTGAAGCGGTTGAAATTATTGGAAGCCAAACAATAGAACAAAAAGAGGAACGCTTACTAGCTTTTGCAAATGGAGAAATTAAGCGACTAATAACAAAGGCTAAAATGACTGGTATGGGTTTAAATTGGCAGCATTGCAACCATACGGTATATTTTCCAACTTGGAGCTATGAGCAGTATTACCAAGCTATTCGTAGGTTTTGGAGATTCGGACAAACTAAAGAGGTTCAAGTTGATTTAGTTTTATCGGATGGACAAACTAGGGTTATTGAAGCACTAGAACAAAAGACTAAAAAAGCTATTGAGTTATATCAAAACCTTGTTAAAAATGTAAACTCTAGCTATGATGAAACAAAAAAAGAATTTAACAAAGACATTATTAAACCAAAATTTTTATAAAACAATGAATAAGGTAAAAAATCAATTAATTACAGAAGATTATGCTATTTATAATAGCGATTGTATGTACGTTCTTCCAACTTTAGAAGATGAAAGCGTAGGTCTTAGTGTATATTCTCCTCCTTTTGCTGGATTATACAATTATTCAAGCAGTCCTAACGACTTTAGTAATTGCGATTCTAAGGATGAATTTTTAACACAGTACGACTATTTAATTAAAGAAATGTCAAGAGTAACTAAAAAAGGTCGTTTGAATTGCGTACACGTTACGGAAGTTGTAGAAAATGATGGTAGTAGCTGGGATTTCCCGAATGAAGTAATACGATTACATGAAAAACATGGGTTTTTATATAAAGGTCGTGTAACAATTTGGAAAGAGCCTTTAAAAGTGCGTATGCGTACTATGGTAAAATCGTTAATGCACAAATTAATAGTGGAAGATGCTACACAATGTTTTCCAGCACAACCAGACTACTTACTTTTATTTAAAAAAAAGGGAGAAATTGAAGAACCAGTAACGCATGAATTTGGAATGAATAATTACTTTGGTGAAACTCCAATACTTCCAAACATATTACAAGCATGGAATAATGCAAATAATTCAAATTTAACATCTGAACAACTCTGGGAACATTTAAACACAATTAACGAAAGCAATAAAATAACTAAGCTTAATCATTATGTTTGGCAGAGGTACGCATCTTCTGTTTGGGATGATATTCGCATTGATAATGTTTTGCCTTTTAAAGATTCAAGAGAAGAAGATGATGAAAAGCACGTTCATCCTTTACAATTAGATGTAATTGATAGATGTGTATATCTTTGGAGTAATCCAAATGATGTAGTATTAACTCCTTTTATGGGTGTAGGAAGCGAGGTTTACAGTCCAGTTTCTATGGGTAGAAAAGGTATAGGTATAGAGTTAAAAGATAGCTATTTTAAACAAGCTATTTTAAACATGAAAGAAGCTAAAAGCCGTTTTAATTCATTTGAACAACAAACACTATTTTAAGATGAGTAACGAAAGACAATTTAGTAAGACCATAGTGCTATGCTCACTATTAGATTTAGCTATGGAAGAACTTGCGATGAGTCAAGTGTTTAAGCGCAGGACAAATAATTATAAAAAAGTTCTTGAACGTGAACTTAAACGCCAACAATTAGCCGTTGAAATTGAATGTGGTAAACAAGTAGCTGACGATGGCTTGGCGGCTCAAAACCAGTTAACACTCCAAGTGGACTATATTTTAGACGTTATCTTTGGAATCCGTGAAAATAAAGAACTGGTTAAAAGCATTGAGAAACACCTGCTGGGCGATTAATTACAAATTTTGTAATTATATCGCTTTACATTTGGGTAATAGTTGCGCTTCGACATTATAGCAACAAGGATTAATTTACAATCCCTTATTATGAATCAAGAAGTCGAAGCCTTGAGGATTAGTAAGGGATTTTTAATTTATACAACGATGGCAAAGGAACTACCATATTTTCAGTTTGAACCAGCTGAATATTTGACAAAAGATATATCATTTTGCAGTTTAGAGGCTCAAGGATTATTTATAAATATTTGTAGCTATTATTGGCAAAGAAACTGCGAATTAACAAGAGAACAAGTGTTAAGGCGATTAAATTACCCAGATGCGTTGAATGAATTAATAAGCGAGGGTATTATTGATTTACAAGAGGATAAGATTACTATTAAATTCCTTGACAATCAAAGAAATAACGCCATAACAAAAAGCGAAATAAATTCCAAGAATGGGGCGAAAGGTGGCAGACCTAAAAAGCCAAAAGAAACCGAAATAAAAGCGAATAAAAACCCAAGTGAAAGCGAATCAAAAGGCATAAGAAAAGATAAGATAAAAGAAGATGAAATAAAAGAAGATAATACTAATGCCAATAAATTGGCAGAGGGTGTAGTCGAATATTTTAACGGAGTTTGTGTCAATCTTCCAAAAGTGGTAAAGCTAACCGATAAAAGAAAAAAACATATTTTAGCACGATTAAAAGAACACAGTAAGGAAGACATAAAAAAAGTAATAGATTTAACCGCTGAGTCTAATTTTCTCAATGGCAAAAATACAAACG